TGGCTTGTAAAGCACATCGCTGGATATAGCTCGGCGCAGCTTGCGGTTAGCCTCATCACGATACGGCGTGCAGGAAGTATGCCAGCAGAATATAGTCGGCGCGCCATCTACGAACACCGTTGTATCACGGATGCGAGTGTGGCTCGTATGCGCAGCCTCACCAGGACACTTGCACAGCCCGTGGTTGTCGGACTGCCAATCCACTTGGCCTACGATCTCTTCAGCTTGTCGTTGGGATGTTGTCATCCGTCATAACACCCGCAAGGCACTTCGTCTGGCAGGTCTTCAAATAATTTCATTTGGCTTGCATCTGATCTGATTAAGTCTTCCCACTTCCAGTTGCGACCAAGACCAACCACAGTTTTAAGGTGTGCATTGTTTTCCATTGCTATCGCTCTTTCTGCCAGAGCAGGGTGGTTCTTGGCAAGATCAAGAACTTCGTGCTTCTTCATTGCTGGACAATAAAAGCACGATGACTTGGCTGGCTTGAACCCAGCCTCTGCCACAACCTCAACGCACTTCTTTCTACCCCAACCCCAACGCACTAGCGGGTACTCATAAATGTACTTTTTGTCCTCTGGAATCTTCCCTCGGTGATGCTCGCCAGCGTCATACCCAATCAGCTTCAAACATTTACCGCCAGCTTTCCAGCAATCCTTAGCTGGTTGCCAGTTGTTAACGAACTTATCCTGGGGCTGGATCTTATACTTCTGCGAGCATCCCTTAAATCCGTAGGCCAGACTTGGCAGCATATTCTGGCGTAAGCAATTCTCTTCTAGCGTTTCCTTTGCATACTTAACGGTGATTACCTCTGGCATATTGTGCTTAACCAACCAATCAGAAAATATCTTAACAAACTCATAAGTCTGTGGTAGCTCGCCACCAGTATCTGCGAATAAAATAAGGTCTGGAATAACCCCACGCTTCTGCATTTCAATCAGCATCGCTGCTGAATTTGTCCCTCCTCCGAATGATATGATTAAAGGAGTCTTCATACTAAAATTCAAACTGGCTCTGATTCAAGAGGCGAACACACACTGAGGAACTGCCCGATGCAAGATCTCCCTGCACACCACAACGCCAGTTAGTTATTTGCTTTCTTTAACTTCCTCCAACTCCATCGCCTTCTTGCTGGCCTCAACAATATCCTGCGCGGTTATATTCCGCAGAGCATTGCACCAGTACTGAGTCTTCGGGGTGCGATTGCTCGCATCCTTACACTTAGCCTGGGGCAACCCAGCGTGAGGACGGCAAGGCGCGTGTGGACAGGTATCGGGCTTGAATACCGATACGTTCTTACTATAGTAAGTCATTCTGTCTTCTGGGGAATACGAACCCCACAGCGACACACATGGAGTATCCAGCCCAGCAGCCATGTGATTGACTGAACTATCTGGTGCGACAACGAAGTCAGCACCGCTGATAATCGGGAACAGCGAGCGCACAGTCTTGGTGCAGTTAAATAAGTCAATCACTCGCGGATGATCCACCTTAAAGTTGTTTGAGTTATCCAGCCCAATAATAACAGCGTGATGTTTGGGGTAAGCCTCCAGCAACGCCAGCACCGCCTCCTGCCCCATCGTTGGCGGGTAGGTGCGGGTCGGACCGCTAGACGAAACATGGTAGGCAAAGTATGGGTCTGGCAACGGCCACTTGCCCATCGCCTTTAGCTCTTCATGGTCTGGCTCGATGAGATGCAGGACTGGCTTACAATACTTAGCCATCTTCTTCTCATCCCAAACTCCCATCCACTCATAGATCCGCTGGTAACAGTTGCCACCGCCAGTGCCTAGCTTCGTATTGCCAACTTGACCGCTAAATAAATCATCAGTAGGAACGTGTGCATCATAGGAATCCCACGCTTCCAGCGAGCAAGGCAACGGCCACAGCTTTGCACCCAGCCCAGCGTATAGAGGCAGATTGCGTGCGGGTGCATAAACATCCACAATCCCACCCGACTCTTGCACCAAGTAGTTTACGAAGGCAGTAGCAATGATTGCGTCACCAATTGCCCCAGCGCGGTAGACGGCTGTTGCCCCGCCCATCGCACGCCCTTTGTAGTAAGGCTTAATCTTATGCGGGCAAGGGATTGAATCGTCCCAGATTGGTCCAGTTAGTTCATCGGGCAAGACGTAGGTATTGCGCGGGTGAAGCATATTGTCATCGACCTTGTGAATTGCGTTGGTGTTATTTGTCCATAGTTTCATTTTGTTTTCTCCTCTATAATAAAGAACACAGCGAGAATTGCTGTGACTACTGCAATGACTGCGATGGCAACAAGAAGCTTTCCTATTGCTAATCCTGCTCCGACAAGAATCCATTCCTTAATTACGTTCATTGGTGTTCCTTTCTATTGTTTCGTTCTACTGCGTCAATCCTTTCTCATCTTCCTCCAATATTTCTTTTGCAATCAAGGCCACCGCATCAACCATCGCAATAATTCTAATAATATCTATTGCATGACCGTGAGAAGCGCGATCCCTCTCTACTGCAAGCTTGTCGCGTGCTGTGAGAAGGATGTCGCGCCCCCACTTGAGCCTAGCTTTAGACTCGACCAGCATTACGAGCCTGACCGCATACGAAACTTACGAGGCGATTTGTTACTCTTCCCAGCAGCAGAGAGTGCTATCGCAATCATCTGCTGACGCGAACGAGGCGTTCCACCAGCACCGCGAGCCTTGCCCTTCTTCTTATTATCCATCGCCAACTCATGCATATTCTTCGATACGTCTTTACCTAGCATATTCTATTCTCCTTATATGTTGTAATAGGGATTAGGCACTGATGGTGCTTGTACCCCGAAGCTTGGGTTCTCACATCTGCGACAATCACGCAAATCAAAGTCAAGTATCTCGCCAGTGTTAAGCATAACTGTGAATATCTTGTTATGATCCATTCCGTAATCAGTAACAATGAAAGCCAGCCCCTCACCCTTTGGTGTCATCATCCATAGTTCGGGATTAAGTTGGATCATTTATCACCCCATAACAATATCAATAGCCCAATCCCAATAGCCATTACTCCGACTAAACGGATTTGATCGTCAATGCTCATCGCCAAGCTGGTCCAGTCAACCAAGCCACCAACACCCAGCGTGTACCCCAAATTGGCGCACGCGCTCTATGCTCGATGTAGGATGGAAACCAGCAACCCGCGCCTTGCTCTTGGATAAACCTAGCGTTCTCAATGTCGGCCTTGACCTGCAACCCGCCACCCAAGTATTCAGTTGGCGCAGACAGATTGACCACCATCGTCATCTTGCGATCCGATCCAGTAAATGTATCGTAATGCCACCAAAACTGCTGGAGTGGATTGTATTTTAGAATCTGCAACTGTTGCACGCCAGTAATATCAAATCGGTAATGCTCGGCATTTACGGCCATAGTCAATTCGTTTACGATTGAGTAAAGCCACTTGCAGTGCGGAGCCATCGGAACCCAACAAGACGAACAGCTACGCGCAAACGACCTCCTGGTCGTGCCATCCTTCTTCATAACAGTTGCACGCTTCATCCCGATTACCTCTGCATCTTGGCGTAGCATCATGCACTGAGTTGGTGTCAACACGTAACGGTCTACGGCTGCCGTCAAAACCTTCTGCTTAAACTCGCTCATTTAACTTCCTCGCAAAGCTCCAGCAATGCTTTGTTTAGAGCGTAGCTAAAGCAGGCAACCTTATCCTTGGCGATATGCTTTCGACCAGCTTCAGCCATTGCCTCAAAAAGCTCATCTTCAACTTCAACTACAATCTTTGCGGCCTTAAATTCCTCAACCTTAACCAGCTTAATGTCTCTAGTTTTCTTCTTCATAGCTCAAGCTCCTCCTTTATAAAATCAATCAGTTTTAATATTATGTAACCAGCGCAGTAGATTATCGAAAGGAAGATCCAACTGTAAAGGATAAACCAACCAATTACCCACACGATGTCTTTTAATTCAAGTAGGCAGAGCATAGTCATTCTCCTGTAGTTTGCGCAGTAACGTCCGATTGTCGATCCTTACTCCGCTTGCCCGACACCACCAACTAACCGTCCCATTCTTAAAATCCCTCAGTAGCTTCTGTACCTCATGGGAGTTTTTATACTCCAGCGCATCGTTGAGTGGCACGCCCTGGTGATCTTTGACGATCCTCATACCTTTAACCATCCCCCTTTTGCGCAGCAAGCGCAGGTCACGGATGGCTTGTAACGCAACCTCACCAGCCAACTGCTGCAACCTATCGTCATAATCACCACGACAAAGGTGCGTTGACCTCACCTACCCAACCCCACCAGCTTCGCTTCGTCTTCTTTGATCTGGTTAGCTAACTTAACTAGATCATTCGACTGCCCTGCGTAATGAATAATCATTGCGTCCTTGTAGCGGTCCAAACCAAAGTGCGACTCCACGCTCGTCATGCAATTAAAGGATGGGTCAAGCTCGGTTAGAGGAATGTTCCATAGGTGCGCCATCACGTTGAGCCAGGTCTGCTCGGCGAAGTGATTAGGGTGCAGGCCGATGGGTGGCATCGACAAGATACCCACGGCCTTAGTATGAACTACGAACACGCCAGTGTTGACATAAAATCGAGGCTCAATAATACCCCCGAAAGCTCCAGCCAGCTTCACCATCTCTGGTTTACGATCTAAGTAAGCCCCCTCGTCAAAGGCGCAGAAAACCCCAGCGTCATCGGATAGCTTGGGGCAATCTGCTGTAATCAAAACATCAGCGTCAACGAACGTCACTTGGTCATAGCCCTTAGTGGCCATGATGTTTCCGATAGCAGACTTAGAATACTGCATCGGATGGGTTAGAGGTTTGTCGATTAGAATGAAGTCGCAGTTGTGACGCTTGCAGTACGCCTCCATGCGTGGCCTAGTCAGATCCAGAATCTTTTGCCAGTCCTCACCAAACGATTGCGTTACTAATGCTTGTTTCATTTTTTCTTCCTCCGCTTCGGTTTAACTTCTTTCCATACATCAAACTTGTCATCCAGCTCCAAAGACCAAAGCATCAGCGTCTTGTATAGTCCGTATCCAAGACCCGTACGCAAAAGCGTACGACTTATTATGTCACCCAAAAAGTAGAGCAGCCATGACAACGCCAGCTTCATTTGTCGCTACAAT